GCTAAAAGAAATGCCATATACAGAGATTTGGTCTGCTGTCCAAGATAATTCGTTAGAGTCCATTCTCATAACAGCTTTTGTATTTGCATAAGCTATTGAAGAATCATTTGCTAATGCTGTTTTTAAAGGTGGCTCAATTTCTACTGTAGCTTGACCACTTCCATTAGAAGTGCAATCAGCAGTTATCATATGAAGTTTTTGAGTAGCACCTGAACCGAACTGTATGTAATCACCAGCTTTAAAAATGACTGTACTCGCAGTAGCATTTTCTACCGATATCGAATAAGCACCAACCGAATGAACTCCATTGACATTAATTACTGAATTTAATCCACCACGAATTGTTTTTGAATCAGGGTCGCCCAATAAAAATGTTCCAGCACGACCATGAAGTTGCATAAAAAATACTTGCCAAGCATATGCCTCATCTCTTTTCATGGGTGGAAGTTCTACAGTAGTAGTCCACATCGCACCACCATAATCTGCACTCTGACTAGAATAATTGAAAGGAGATGTGCTTACAGCTACAGTTCTTACTATTCTCCATTCTGAAGTTCTAAAATTACTCGGACTGGTTGGCATGGTTAAAGGATAACTTGGTGCTGTCATGAGCCGAATGTCCTAGCAAATGCACCACCGCGAGATTTAGCCTCTGCTACTGCACCTACTGTTTCTTTTTTAATTTGTGGCATTAGGTTCTGTACTTCTGCTCTAACTGTGGGTACGATTCCTGTTGAAAAATTTAATGATTGATTAATGGTGACACCACCACTACCCATCTTATCGTTTGGAATAATTGTACCAGCAGACTTAGGCATAAACATCTCTGCACCTTTTTCTCCTACCATATAAGGAACATTAGGAGATACAAAACCACCACTGGCTCTACCCATTAATGCTGTTCTTGCACTTTGTGACCAACCAAAACTTTGATTTTGAGCTCCCATACTAACTGATGAACCAGCTCCAGCAGTAGATGGTGTACCAAGTCCAGCAGTAAATAATGTCACTGCACTACCTAAAATTGTATCTAAAAAACTACCACCACCTCCACCACCACCCATTTGAACTAACTGCGCCATCTCTGATTTCATAGCTTGTAATTTTTTTGTTAAACCTATAATCAATGGTTCTATAATCAATACATGAGTAATTGTTGAAACTATTTGTGTGATAACACTTCTAAATATATCTTTCATTGCATCTCTAAAACTACCACCTGAAACGATTGCTGTAGCAAAAGCATCTGATATTGATTTACCAGCATCTTCGAATGATTTTTTAACTTCTATTAATATATCTTCTACTTTTTTCATAGTTTCAGCTAGTGCCATAGCTTTCTTTTTATTCTCACTCATTTCTTCAGCACTTTCTCTGACTGCTATGCTTTTTAAATTATAAGCACTCGTAACACCTTTAACTAAAGATTCTTGTAATTCAAGTTGTTTAGCATTTTCATCTAATGTGTTGTTGTATTTATCTAATGCCATGTCAATGCCTACGAATACTGCTATTGCAGTTGCTAATTTTGCAATCAACATAGCGATACCACCAATACCAGTCGCAATCAAAGCAGTTTTTAGAGCAATCAATGATTTAGTCACACTCATGACTCCTTGTTTTATTTTAAATAATGCAACTACCATTTTTACACCAAAGGTGGCAATCATTAAAGAAAATACAGCTTTTAAAGTTGTGCCTAAAAAAGATAATGCAGTTCCGAAACCCTCTACTGCTGATGCTAATACACTTCCGATATCACTTGCGAATGCTTTTATTTTGTGTTCGTTTTCTTCTAATGCTTTATTAAAGTCATTCATCTTATCTTTTAACTGTGCGAAGAAACCATCGCCTACTGCTCTTTGAAAAATAAAAAACTTATCACCAATCATTGATACTGTACCAGTCAATGTCTTTGCTAATTCATCTGTAGCATTACCAAACTTACCACCCTTGCCGAAAACTTTTGAGAATGCCTCGGCAGTTTCCTCAATACTCACAGTAGCACCCATTTGGAAACCCAGCATTTGTCGAACACCTTTTTCTCTAAACATATCAGCAGATGCGATACCACCAGCGAATGACCTTTGTATTTGTTCTGCTGTTGCTTGAAAAGATAATCCTGTGATTGAGGCAACATTACCTGTTATTTCCATGAGTTCAGCTAAATGGTCAGCATCATCTGATACTACAGCTAACGAACCTGACCCTCTTTGTATTTCTGCTAGACTGAAAGGCACTTTAGATGCGAATGTTGCCATGTTATCAAAGGCTCTAGCTCCCTCTTCTGCACTACCAAATAATGCTTTTAATCTTACATTCAGATTTTCTATTTGAACTGCAACATCTACAAAACCTTTAACAGCGATAACACCAATAGCACCAGCAACTACTGAGCCAACCTTTAAAGCAGTCATTGCGAATTTATCTAAAGATTTATTGGCTCTGTCAAAGCCACCTGACATTTTTTTAGATGCACCTGTGACAGCAGTATTTGCCTTTGCTAATCCTCTTTGTAAATCGCTGATGTCAGCTTGGACTTTTACAATTAACTTATCTAATTCTGTTGCCATATCTTAGTTTTCGTTCATTTCTATAAAATTTACTGGGTAATTACCTTGACAGATTAACACTAGAGTTAGTAATCAGGGTACATTTCTTTCAATTCTTCTAGTTCTGACTTCTCCATAGGTTTGTCATTATTTCCATTATATTCTTTAAAACCATTGATTGCCATAGTGATTTCTTTAATTGACATATTCCAAAAGCACTTAGGAGATAAGTGCATCATTCCAACACAGACTTCAAACCATCTTTCTACAGGAAGAACTTCACTTCCTTTTATGACTCGCTTTTTTTTTCATCTTCCTTTTCGCCAGTGTCTAAGGCTAATGTAAGTAAATCTCCAGCAGTTTTAATAGATTCTATAAGTCCTAAATCAGAAACTAATTTTTTTACATCTGAATCTTTTATATCATTTCCACCAGCACGAATGCTTAAAGTCATTATAGTTATAATTTCCATAAGACTTAATTCACCAGTAGATAATTTATTAGCTACTTTAAGTATAGAAGTTCCTAAAGCACTCTCAATCCCCATGATAGTATCAAGCGACATTTTCGCTTTATAACTTACATCATTTGGAAATTTTAGTGTCGTTTCTGCTTTTAATAGGTTTGTCATTGTTTTTATCCTCGATTGTTATTTTTAAAGTTTCTTCTCTTTCTCCTACATCTTCTATAGATTCAATTTTATAATCTTTTGAATCTATCGTAACATTAGTAGATTTAAGAAGTTTCAAGTCAAACATCATTTCTATTTCTATCATGTCGTTTGACTTATTAACTTGTGCATTAACTTTCTTACCATTTATAGTAATTTCAGTTTCTTTCCACATTACATTACTCCTAGACTGTTGCTATAGTTATTGCACCAGCAGATTCAAATGATAAAGAATATTGAGCTGAATCATTGTATTCACCTGAATATTCCATACTTGTTATCTGAAAAGCACCAGTAAAGGTGTTGTAGTCAGGAACAAGGAATTGAAAATTTGAAAATGTTGAGGCACTAAAAGCAGTCAATACTGATTGATGTGTAGCACCATCATCAAATATTCCACTTCCTGAAATACTAAATGATTTGATACCAGCACCAGCTAATAATGTTCTTACTCTTGATGAGTCTTTGTTTGTTATGTCTATTTGTTCAGAATTAATTGTGATAGATGTACTTCTTAAAGCACCAATGGTAGTAAATGTTTCTGGACTACCAGCATTACCTATCTTCATTAAAACTGCACTACCTTTTTGGACTGCCATTTTATTACTCCTATTTAGTTGTCATATACAGTAAAGTCTATATTCACTATACCATGTCTTGTGATACCATCAACCTCTGTCATTGTTGTTGCATTATTTACATAACTCATAACAGATGATGCCCCACTTACAGATATTGTAGCATTATTGACTAAATTGTAAATTCTTTCCATAACCTCTTTGATTTGCTTTTGACCACGATATTGTGACCAAACTTCTATATTTATGTTATATATATTGCCATCTAAAGTTGTAGTTCCGACATTAGTTATTGATTCAGTTCCAATAATTACATAAGGATATGCTGTATCTTGGGGTGCTGTAGAATCAAATATTTTATTATTTCCTACTAAACCATCTAATGTACTATCTCCTGAAAGTAAACTAAAAATCGCAGTCTGTAAGTCAAAAGAGTGAAATCCCATTATTTAATTCCTAAGTTCTTAGCAAACATCTTACCGAATATCTTTGTATTTCTGTATGCTTTACTTTGTTTACCCATAAAATATCTTTTAAATTTAGTTTCTAAATCTTCAGCATAATCCATATTAGTGCTGACTAAACCTAGACCCTGTCTAATTCTTTTATACTGTATGCTACTTCTTAACATTCCTGTATCTACTCTTGGTGGATTTCCTACTGATGATGAAGTATGTCTAACACCATTTTCTTTTGTTCTAGTTTTACCAGTCGCTGGTGATAATGTCATTTCTAATGCTATTTGATTTCTAAAATAACTGCCTGTAGCATCTACCCAGCGATTCTGTCTAGCATTATATTTTTTGCTGACAGCATTAACTCTCTTACGAATATCAGATTTTATTTCTACTCTAATTCCCAAATGCTACACCTTCTGTTGCGGTTATCTCTTGATATCTTTCTTTACCTTCATCTAATATTTTTATGTTTGTGATGTCAAATGTTTTAGAACGATAGAG